GGTCGAGGTCTTTGTAGTCCCCGCAAGTTATTACACCGTCTTCATCAATCTCCTCGAAAGTAGTTTTGTCTGTAACGTGAAACGTTGTCCATGTAGTGTCTTCATGAACAAATAAGAGTCTTTTTGTACCTGGTTTTGTTATCCCGCTGTAAGGGGCTGTTAAAGTTACAACATTCTCCCCATCATACACAGAAACCGTACCTTTTGAAATGATAAACGGGTGCTCATGCAGATGTATGCGTGAAATTATAAGGGCATTCTCTGGCATATTAATCTCTCTGGCATAAAGGCCAGGCGTAAAAGTGTGGTTTAGCTTGATGGGGGAATCTTCAGTGTGGCGATCTAATGCTCCGTCACAAGCACTCATACGCTGCTCAATGCCTGTGATCCATTCCCTAAACTCATGGATGGTCAGTTTGTTTTTCGGTACTATGTTCTGTAGTTCGTTCATATTAATTATCCACCAGCACAATATCAAAACCTGCACTAACAGCGTTCCCTGTTGAGGCAGGGGTCGCTATAGATTCAACCCGCATCTCTATATCTGTCTTCTCAGCAAAGACTTCTGGCTCTGTGTATGAGTGCTGGTAAGGTATTGGTGACAAGGCTTCCAGTGCCATCTTATGCCTTGTTCTGAACACCCCTCCAATATCCCTGGCTATTACTTTAAACACATAGTTTGATGCCTTGCTACCACCACTCGTAGATACGTACCAGTCTCGTAAGTACCCTGTTTTACCAGCCGGTATAGTGTACACAGCCATAAGGGTCTGCTGCTCATCTGGGTGGATGACCGCGCGGATTTGTGTTTTATCTGTGGGCACACCTGCTGTCAGTGCAGTATTGACGTATATAACAATATGCCCAGCAAACACTGTACCATTATCATTAAATGCCCTATACACTCGAATAAGGGGCGTATCTAAAGCTGCCCTCGTCTGCCCTGTCAACGTTTTCTGCTGTGTGACGACATTATAGTTGACGTCCAGCCCTTCAATAAATACTGTTTGCGTGTCCCCTGCATCACTGCTACTTACACTATCAATGTCGGCTGTGGTGCTGTAGGTGTAACCCATCAACTCCCAAGCTGCTCCATCTTCTGCACCATCCCATACCGTGACTTCGCTATCGACGGTGTCGAAATCAGGAGCATTCCCAAACTTATGTATAAAACTTGTACCAGTGACGTTCCCTTTAGCTATTGACAAGCCATCGGACTCGTCGGAAGTCTTTAAAACACCGTCAACAGTAGATTTTACGTTCTGGAAAGTGCCTGCTGGATCCTCTCCGGTAATAACTGACTTCATCAGTTCAGCATCATCGTCCCCAGAAATTGTTCCTTTTATATTGTGTGAGGATGGTTTTATGTAGAACTGGTTAAAAATAACCTGAAGCCTGAACTCGGTCTGTATCACAGCGCCGTTGGTGTAGACAACTCTGAAATACTGAGCAACTCTTTGTACCGAATAGTTCTTACCTGTGGCTGCAGGGACTGTGTAGTTATCGTCGTGGTCCCAGTTAGTACCGTCCGAAGAATACTCGATAGACAACCCGTCCGTGGCTGAAGCCACATCAGAGTACACTGATATGAGTACTGTGCCGTACAACGTCAAATCTTCCGCTGTCCCGGTGAATACATTTATCCCTCCAGGGTCAAGAAGCTCTTCTGAGGAGTTAAGAGTGCTTACGACACCGCTGCCTGTAATATCCATCTTTCGTAAAAGAGTCATACTACCCACCATTTTCCATCGATCACTCTAACATTAATAGATTCACCTGGATACACCACGAACTGAGGGACGCCTTCAATGACCTGTCCCAGTTGAGAATTTACCCTTATCAAATTCATTATACCTATATGCTTGATACAAATTTCTGCCTGGTAGCTAGTCACGGTTGGCAGTAGAATAGCCACTTCACCAATACCGCAAGCTGATGATATGGTTGTATCTACAGCAGCAACAACCTCATAGGACGTTACCGTATCCGCCAAGACTCTTGACGGGATTATAATATCTGGGTACGCAATCTCAGTCGCCACAACTATTGGAGGAAGTACTATGGGGGGAATGGCTGGGTCAGAACTGGACGAAGTTTTTCCGCCTAAATGCCGCCACACCAAGTCAAACCACTTATGCAGTTCAAACCGATCAGCGTTCCAGTCGCCTCTTGGGCGTGGTGGTCTCGCTATAGGAGGAAGAGTAGCCATTAAAATCTCAACTGTGTAAGAGTTTCATCTGCCCACACAACCACTAGGTCGGCGTCATCTGTGATACTGATCTCGTACCGTCTGGACTCATACATTCCTAGTCTGGAGAGGTCTGCGATAAAGTCCCTCTTGCCTAAGGGGTTTAAAGTAATCTCCATGTAAGGCGACCACTCTTCAATACCATCATCTTGCCAGCGTAGGTAAGCGTTACCGGTCAGGGTCTGTCCTGCCTTTATCTTGATCCGCAGACGATCAGCCCTTTTCCTCGCGCCGTTGCCATGGTCTTCCCAGATAGTTCTGCGGTACGACTTCACAGGCAGGCCGTCATCCTCGTAAGCGGCCCGGTCAAGCATAAAAATCTTACCATCAACCCTGGACATCATAAGGTGCTTGTTCCATGCTCTGACGTAGGCTGTGTGCTGCCCCAAGAACTGCCGCTGCTCCCCTCTGACCTCATCCCATGTACCCCATGGAATCCATGTATCGTTCTTGACATCGTAAGCCCATGTCTTACCTGCGCTGGGGAACTGGAGAAGGTAGATGTGCATCCCTCCAACAGAAACGAGTTGACCAATAGCGTCGTCAACCCTGTCATACCCTGCCAGCACGTTCGAGATGGGCTCAGAAACAACCTGCGGGGTTCTTGCTTCAAGCTTTATGACACATCGAACATCATCAATGAGGCACAGGGCAAACATCGCATTCGCCGCTTGAGCAACACTGTAGACTGCTTCGAGACCTGCTTGTGAGGTTGCCTGCGGGATCGGTGAGAAAGGTGTTGCGCCGTCATCCTGCCATATCTCAAGACTGTCACCACCCCAGCAGTAGATCTCCTGTAAGAAGTCGTTCATAGCCAGAAGGTTGTCACCACGGGCTTCACAAGTGTTAGGGTTGTCAGAACTGTTCCAGAAGTCAGGTTCGATAGCTCCGGTAGCAGGGTCCGTGTCAGTGAACAGCCAGCGATTGGTCAGAGTCTTGTTAGCGATGAATCTCAGATTGATGTAGGCTACGTGGGATGCGTCGATGGGCGCACCCTCACCGGAGGGTTGGACTGTGTTGGCACCGTTAATAGAGTGAACCAGAGCGCCATTGGCCATGTAGAGCCATGGAGTTCCGTCGAGAGCAGAGCCGTCAGCGAATATGACAGGTACACGTTTCTTGAGTTCGTGGGTCGTTATATCTACAAAAGAGCCATCCTCGTTAACCTTGAAAACCCTCCCGTTAGAGACTGCAATCACAAGGCCGGTTGCTTCCCACTCAAAGATACCATCACCGGGAGCTGCTGTGTTTAGGTCAGTAAATACCGGCAACCCAGGACGCCTACGAACACAAAGACCCTCACCTGGGATAGCTTCCATGTGGATATTGGCTATGTCATCAGGCTCGATAGAGTTGGCTATCTGGTCTGAGTTGTAATAAGGTTTTTCGTTTATTTTAAGCTTCGGCATGTCTATACCTTATGTCTTGATGACCCAGTTTATCCCTAAAGCCGGTCCAAGGATACTGTGAGCTGTACCACTTCCTGTAGAGTTAGTTGTGAAGCTAGATCCATCATTAGCCGAACCTATCTCCCCCGCTCTGCCGTCACCTGCGGAGTTAGCATTAAACCCTGTAACAGTGTGAGTGTGAGCAGGCATCTCTGCTACTATCAGAGCATGGGTTTCTGCCCCTTTTTTCTGGGCGAGAGCAACGATGGTTGCGCCAGAGGCATCGCCTGTACCAAGACCGATCGGTGACCGCCCCTTTAGATCAGGAACGCCGAAGGTCGATGTACCGTTGCCTCCGAAGGTTGAGCCAAGCAGCGCAGAGAGTACAGGGTAGGTCGAGGTAGCATACACAGTCCCATCACAGGCCACCCACCCTGTAGGTGCATTGACCGTAGGCCATGCCTTCATATCTCCTGTAGATATACCACCACCTGATGCTACAGTAAACGCAGCAAGCTGGTCGATTGTAATGCTCTTGTACACTCCACCGGAAGATACACCGATCAGTTCAGTGCCAACAATCGTAGCGAGTGCTGGAGCATCGTCAACAGCATCGACAACCGCTGTGGTGACATCAGTAGATGACGCGTAGTAGTCGTAGTCGTATTTGGTCACACCACCACTGTCTTTAATAATGACGTGGTACTTGCCTGTGCCGTACAGAGCTGCTGTAGCGTTCGCAGATAGAGTGTAGGGATTAGCCGCAGGAATAGTCCCAGCCTGGTCTGTATAGATAGCCTTCCTGTTCCCCTCACCAGTAGTCCCAGGAGCGTAGAAATCTACTGTACCACCCACCAGCGTCTCTTCTGTGTTGAATACAGGTTGTAAAAGAATCTCAAAAAAGTTAGCCATTGAAGTCTACTCCTATAAATGCTGATGTGAAGTCCATATTGTAAGCAAGGATGTTTTCAGCCAAGCTGTTAAAAGTTCCCTTGATGTCTGTGCGCTCGTTCATCGGGACCGCGTACTCAGGCGCGAGGCGTACCGCCAAGCCGTACTTGATAACTTCCATCCACTCTTGCGGGAAGTCGTAGGTATTGGCGGGGTCAAGCATAACTTC